GATTTTTAAAGGTATATTGAAATGTTCAGCCATATCCTTTAAATAGTTATGGCCATCATTATACCAGTGAAAACCAGCGTTGCGCTCGAACTGGTTTGACTCAAGATATGTTTTCTCAAAGTTATTCATTTGATTGATCCCCACTTGAATTAAACAAGTTTGGATTTCTAATTAATTCACAGCAACTTTCCTCCCCATTCCACGCCATACAATTATCACCTAAGCAAGACTGATAATGATAAGATTTAGTGCCATAAAATCTAAATGGGCAAACTTTTTCTCGAACTAATTCAGCTGTTGTTTTCATTTTCTTGATCCCCCTTTGAACCTTATTAATGCAAACGATATGCCATAAATAAATAAATCTTTCAAATATAAATCATAACGAATTCAATAGGTTAAATACTATTCAATTTCATAAGAAATGGTTAGTATGCAAACTTTATATAGCTATTCAACAATGGTCAGTTAACCAATTGAATATATTCAAGAAATACCTATGACATTTATTTTACAATGTGACATAAAATGTCTAAAAGGTGATATATGAAATAGAATTTTAATAATATGGACAAAGTATCCGAATAAAATCCTGTGGAAACCTTATGGATAACCCGTGGAAAACCTGTGGATAACTCAAGGATGGGGTAAAATGCTACACTCTGGGATGTAATCCCCTTAAGTAAACAATCCATACAATTCCTATGGGAATGGTGGGAATTGATGGATTACTATATAAAATCCAATAGCGGGCACCTCCAGGTATGGCCATACCTATAAGGACCGGCGCCACGGTTAACCCATCATAATAAATCAATATAACAGTCCATACCTTAGCCTGTTTACATTTCATAAGGTATGAAATTGAATTAATCTGAAGGATATTACTTGACATTCCCCTGTGGTATGGTATGATGTTTAAGACCGGTGGAGCAGTCATGGGCCCCCCGGTCCAAGAGTAAGCCCGACCCCTAAGATATCTCTCCATCACACCGTGCGTCCATTACCTCGGGGGCCGGGGGCAGTCCCTGGAAAGATTCGGATCTGCATAAAAGGGTGGTACCAAATAATTTTTTTAAAAATCTAAGGAGGAAAACATGAAAAATCTAGGTTTAGTAGAGGAAGTAAACGAGAAGTTCTTGGAGGCTATTTTAGATTCAGAAAACCCGACAGCGTTGGACATCCTCACATCTGCATATCTCAACTTTGCTCACGCCGCGGAGGTTATGCAGGATGTAATCTTGGGTGATGAGGATGAATGGGATGAGGACGAATTGGACGAGGAAGACCTATAAACTGAAGATCGGGTTGCACGGGGGGTTGATGGTCAGACATCACCATAACGGGAGGACATTATGGCTCGATTTAAGGTATGGGAATGCAGGGTAGTGGTGAGGGGTGACGTGGAAATACCACGTGGGTTCGATTTTCCCCCACGTCGTGCAGCGATTGAGGCTATTGAGGCCGGTGGTATTGAGGTGTTGTCTTGCTTTTCGGGTTGGGGTGGGACGTTGACTGAGACGCAAACGGAAATTGTTGAGAGAAATTGTAAGCAGGGGGGATAATCTTGGTTAAGAATATAATGTACTGGCTGATTGATCGACTCCCTAGGCGCAAACTCGGAATACATGATAGGGAACTGGAGTTCTACGGGACGAAATGCAAGATACAGACATTCGACCGAAGGGATCTATATCAAGTGGTGATGCACGCGAGCGATGGGGCGATAATTATAATCGATAATGATACGTCTATCTTGGTAAGAAAGGGGTTTAGGGATGAAAGTAGAACTACAGAACGCTCTATTCAGGAAGTATCCAGCAATTTTTAAGCAGCGTAATTATTCTATTATGGAAAGTTGTATGCCGTGGGGTATCAACTGCGGCTCGGGCTGGTATAACCTTATCGATACCCTTTGTGGGCTCATCCAGCACTACGTTCAAGACCATCCCGATAGTTCGGTCGAGGCTGTCCAGGTAAAGGAAAAATTCGGATCGCTCAGGTTCTACATCAATGGTGGGGACGATTATGTTGATGGGTTGATAACATTTGCCGAGGCCATGAGTTATCTCACCTGTGAACAATGCGGATCTACCGATGGGGTTACGCAAACGAAGGGATGGGTTTATACTCTTTGTGGGCAGTGCTTGTTTGAACGGGATATGGCGCAGTATGGTGGTGTTGACGATTAAAGAATAGGAAAACTTGGAACGGGGAGGAATGGATAAATGGGTAAATTCCGCTTAAAATCTGAAATAATTACAGCTGCCCGCTGGTCGAAGAACGGCGACCATCCGCTCGATAAACCCGAAGGTTACAAGGTTGGTGACGAGGGTGCCTTCGTTGGGTATTCCAAGGGCAAGGATAGCTTCCTCGCCAAGAAGTGTGACAAGTGCGGCGCTGTCATGCGGGTGCACGGGGAGATTAATAGGCTCGGGGAGGTAGGGTATTCGGGGATATGGTGGGTGTGTCCCGGCAGTTGGGTTCTGACCCCCTCAGATGACACCATAGAGATTATGTCCCATGCTGAGTTCTCGGAAATGTACGAAGAGGTGGACGATCGAGGGGCTCCGCTGATTACGGAACAGGGTAGGCAAAAGTTTATTAGCGCAGTAGAAGCCCCCAAGAATCCATACCCGGATGGACCTAAGCCCGAACAGCAATGCCCAACCTGTAGGTTTGACATCGAGGAGCTCGACGTATGCATGAAGGATCGACGCAGGATCCAACGTAATGAGGCTGGGAAGTTGTTTAAGGCTGTTAACTGTCCGTTTTGGGAGTTCGGGAAGGAATTGCCCAAGGTAGAGGTTCCACCCGAACCTAGGGAACCCAGGCGTTCCGGAGATGATAAAAAGGGACGTGGTAGGCCAAAGGGTAGTAAAAAGCGGTTTATTTCTCCGCCCGAGGTCAATCTTGAAAAGAATTAAACAAAAGCCCAAAATTACAAAGGTGAAACGAAAGACGATCCGTATTTGCTCTCGGGAATGGACACTTCGGGCTAACAGGGGGGGGCTAGTTGGTGGTCGCCTAACCACATATGGTCGATCTGGTGCGGGAGAAATTGTCATCGGCACTAAAGGGCAATGCCGTAGATATATTATTGAAGTATTAGCTCATGAGGCGATGGAAGGTATATTAATTCATGATAACCGTCGATGGAAAGAAGGCTCGGGTAACGAAAGAATACTTTTCTGCTTTGATCATAACTATCTAGATAAATTTGCCGAAAAACTCGTAGATGCTTTTGTGTCATGTGGGTTAATTGATCCCAATAAGAAGGTGATCTAGTGAAACAATCCAAATTTAACTGCCGTACCTGTCGGCATCACACCGACTGCACCGAGGTCTGTATACGGCTCAAGAAATACCTGAACGAGAACCTACCCCGAAGTAAGCGGGTGGAGTTGCCTATTGGGGTCCCGCAATACCCGGGCACAAGTATCCTTAATTATATCATAGGGTGTGACGACTTCCTTAACATGGACACCCAAACGGAGGTGTGGAATAGTATTTCACCCAATAGACGGTGTAAGACCTCTTCCCGCGAGCGTGCTTTATTGACGCTTGATATTATAGGTTTTCCACGTAAGCAAATTGCCAAACTCTTCGGAATTAAAGTAGAATCCGTCCGCCGAATGGTCTACGAAACCAAGAAAAAACTAGGTCTCCGCTCCACGTTTTCCCGGTATCCGGACTAAGGGTGTATGAATAATACAAAAAGGAATCCACAGATATTCCCATTGGGTCGCTCTGCTCCAGTGGTGCCCGATCCTGTTATTCCCCTTGAGCCAGAAATTGTAGATGATAATCAGATAGATACTGACGTTACCGAATCCAAGAAATGTGGACAGTATTTTCCTAAACAGGAAACCGACCAGAATCGTGAAATGTATGAATACTACGAAAGTCTTGGTCGTAGTCGAACACTTTATAAGGTATCAGAGCGCTTTAGTAAGTCATCTTCCACCATCGCTCTACTTTCACGTCAATACGGATGGAAGGATCGTGCAAGGGTTGCCGATGGTTTTGGCGATCCCGTAAGGGAAAAATCCAGGGAACCCGTTGACGATGCCCGTCTCAAACTCGTAAAGGTCGTGAATGAGGTTGCAGATACCCTATACGAGATAATGTTTATCGCGAAGGCATGTAAGGCCGGAAAAATGACCACGATATTCGAAGAGAAACTGGAGCGACTCCAGAGGTCTCTTAAATTGTGGGGCTTTGATTGGAAAAGCCCTAGCGCATTTAAGGCGCTCGTTGAGACGATGAAACAAGTTATGGATTTTAATATTGAGGCGAAGGGTAAGGTTCCTGCGAGGGCTACGCAGATAAATGCGGAGAAATTTGAACTTCATATCTCGGATTAACGACTAATAATTAAAGGAGGAGAATCATGGAAGATCTTATTAGAAAAATACATAAATTATTGAACAAGATAGATAAGATTCTGGAACGCATGGAAGGTAATATCGAGAGGCTGAAACAACGGGAAGAAGGGGAATAATATTTGTTGAGTGATTTAACCACGCAATTGCGCGGTTTAGGTGGGAGAATAGAAATGCCGGTACGAATTAAGAAATTGAAGGGTGGCCGTTACAAGGTAAGCACCCCGGGTGGAACGAAGAGTAAGGGGACCACACTCAAGAAAGCCAAGTCGCAGGAGCGGTTACTACGCGGTGTAGAACATGGATGGAAACCTACTGGAGTGGTGCCAACCAAACAGTAACACCCTTGGTGCATAATGTAACCCGTGAGGCCACATTCGTCACACAAAATATAACAGGGGGAGACAATGCCATTCCGAGTTGATTTTTCAGATCTAGGGGAGACGCTTCGAGAACTCATCGAACAGGCGAGCAATCCTCCGTGGTCGCTTACCATTACAAGAATCGATAACGGATACATGCTGCATGGATCTGATTATGATTCCGTTATTGAGGATGTGGAAAGTGATCCCCTGAGGTCTGGGGAAGAACTTTTGTGGAATGTAATGGATTATTTTGACCTGCGTGGGTCGAAACATGATCCAGAACGACTCAGGGTTGTAAGGGAAAAATCATAGACTTTATAGTTAAAACCATAGATTTTATAGTTTATAATCAATTAATTTGTAGTTTAAACTCAATTAATTTAACGGGGTGAAACAATGGAAATCTTTATGTTACTAGTTGGAATCGTTGGTGGATTTGTGCTCGGGTGGTATGTCTTCCGACACAGACCCGAAAAGTTTTAATCAATATCGCCACCCCTTGGCTGAACAATCCATTTGTCGATGGATAATGCAAGGCCCTTCGGATTTAGGGGGATACCATGCCTGAGTTTGCCGAGGGGAAACGGGAGTTCCGGTTTCGTTGCGTCCCACAAAACTTAATTACCTATATGGTACAGCTAAGACAACGCAACGGATGGAGGATCGGGGGACGCCCCGAACTCGGAGGCGACAGTGCTTTCGGGAAGCAAATCCTTCAGGGGTGGCGATTTCTTTTTTAATTGGGGGGAGAATAATTGATCAACATTATTACATGGATTGCGGTTGTCCTACAAGCCGTGGGTTCAACTGCCATCGTATTTAAAAGTAGATATGCATTTCCCATTTGGGGTGTTTCGGCGGCAATTCTAATATATGTTAATATCGTGTTGCAATCTTACGCCCAAGTTTGTCTGTGGTGCTTTTTTCTTGTTTTAGACTTTTATGGATGGTTTAAATGGGGGAAAAAGAAAGGATAGGGCATATAGGTTGGCAGATATTAATATCATAAGAGAACTTGAAAAACTAAAAAAGCTTCTTGAGAATAGAAACTATGGGGAACAACTCGCCCTGTGGGATTTGGTTTGTATTTTAATTAAATACATTGGGCGGTTAGAAAAAAGAATTAAAGAACTAAACCCCTATGATAGTATTCCCGTTCGGAGAACAATGGAAAACGGGAAGCAACGGAGGAAAAATGTGTAATTGTAATTGTGGATGGATTTGTCCTCGATGTGGTGTGGTGAATTCTCCGTCTGTGTTGCAGTGTCCATGCGTGGATGCTGAACGGTATACCGGGATTTATCCATGTCCATATAATGTACCGACTATCGGAGATCCACTACCGCACCCATGGTATGCTGGAGATCCATTACCACCCCGGGGATACTCGGTGTGCTGTGGCTCATAAGGTTCTTGAAAGCGTTCGTTAATATATGGCGATAAGGGTTGTTGGGGAGGGGAGATGGCGAGAAAATTCGTAACGGTGCAATGTAAGCTGTGCGGTAAGGATACTCAAAAACCGCCAAGTCTGGTTAAATGGCGTAAGAATTTATTTTGTAGTAAACTATGCGATGGTAAATATCATAGGATCGACCCAAATAGAACGCATAGGGTTTGCTCGACCTGTGGCATAAATAAACCAAGATCGGAATACAGTTTTAGGCAAGGAAGTCCTGATGGATTAAATCATTATTGTAGATCATGTCATAATAAGCGTAGCCTTGATTATAGAAATAAAAATACAGAGGTACTTAAAGATCGTCAAAGGACATTGTATGGAAATAATAAACACACCTTTAAGGCAAAACGTATTAAGCAGAGATACGGAATTACCATGGAGCAGGTAGAAAACCTACGTGATCAACAGGGTGGACTATGCGCAATTTGCAAATTAGAACCCGCATCCCATATAGATCATGATCATGTGACGGACAGGGTTCGTGGATTATTATGTAACAACTGTAATACTGGTCTTGGAATGTTTCAAGATAATGCTTCGCTCATGGCCGCTGGTATAAAGTACTTGGAGGACAACCGTGATTAGGGAATATTCCTTCGCGACTGTGCCCACCATCAAGCGATTCTGTAGTGACGATGCATTTATTACGGGAGTTCTAGGCCCATTTGGTTCCGGAAAATCTGTTGGCTGTATAATGAAAATTATACAACGTGCGCAAAGGCAAGCTCCAGGGCCAGACGGTGTGCGAAGGTCCCGATGGGGAATTATAAGATCGAGTTATCCTCAACTTCGTGATACAACAATTCCTACAGCCCTGGACTGGATTGAGGGGCTTGGGAGTTATCAGAAAACGGAATATGACTTCCTTTTAAATAAACTATCTTATGATGGTCATCCAATCGAAGCGACGCTTCATTTCCGGGCCCTAGATAGGCCGAGGGATATTCGTAACCTTTTATCCTTGGAGCTCACGGGTGCATTCTTCAATGAAATCAAGGAAATACCTAAGCGTATAGTTGATGTCATGCGTGGCCGTGTCGGAAGATATCCATCGAAAGCAAAGGGTGGCTGCACTTGGTCAGGAATTATATTTGACAGTAATCCTCCCGATACGGATCATTGGCTTTACAAGCTATTAGAGGTTGACAAACCAAGATATTGTTCTACATGTAAAGATGCCCAGGGCGGTATCATCCTATTTGTCGAAGGTCAATGCCCAAGATGCAAAGACAACATCGGTCTTCCATTCGTCAGTCTCTACAGACAGCCAAGTGGCCGAGGGCCTAATGCAGAGAATCTTCCTAATCTAGAGGTTGGTTATTACGCGCGCTTAGCCGCGGGCATGGACAAAGACTTCATCCGCGTTTACGTAGATGGCGAATACGGATATGTTTCGGATGGTAAAGCCGTCTACCAGATCTTTGATGAACATAAACACGTTGCAAGAGAGAAACTTAAAGCGGTTACTGACTATCCGCTTATTATAGCATTTGATAATACAGGCCGCGATCAGGCCGCGGTTATTTGCCAGTATCTTCCTATTGGGCAGTTGCGGGTTCTACATGAATTTGTAATGACGGATACTGGAACCAGAACCTTGGTTCGTGAGATAGTGAAACCATTTATTGTTTCAAACTACCCGGGGGCCAAGTTAATCCTAACGGGTGACCCCGCTGGGGTAAGGCCGAGTGACACAGATGAACGTAACACATTTGAAGAAATTAGCGAAGCGTTTGGCATTAGCGCTTTCCCTGCACGCTCAAACACTCTCGGGGCTCGCCTCGGGGCTGTTGAGAGCCTGATGAAGCGTTTCCTTGGGGGAGATAAGTTTGGGCTCCTCGTGTCCCCTACCTGTGGTATCCTCATTAAAGGATTCCGTGGTGAATATCGTATGCGCCGACTTCAGGTGGTTGGGCAGGAACGATATACTGATAAGCCTGAGAAGAATCTTGTCAGCCATGCGCACGATGCGCTCCAGTATGCAGCGCTTGCCGTAGAGGATTCATTGGTATTAACCTCCGAAGGTTCCCTAGATTGGGGATCTGGAAACGTGGTTCTAACACCATCAACATGGATTGCATTTACTTAAGGGGTGTTTGCTTATGGTTATGATCAGAACGAATGATGAAATCGAACAGGCTGAACGTGCTGTCATTAACACAGACCTTGAGGCTGAAAAAGCTGCATCTCCGGATGCTGGGGCCATGACGGGTCTTATTGCCAACTTGCGTCGAAGGTGGGAAGCTGCCGTCCTTGCTAAAAGAAATAGTGGTGTCGAGGATCAGTTCTTTAAAAACCTTAACATGATAAATAAGATCTACGACAACGCTCGCAGGGCAGCCATTAAGGAAATGAATGGTAGTGATACCTACCTGGGAGTTGTAGAAACGAAGGTACGCCATGGTAAGGCTTGGGTTAGGGATGCCTTGTTTCCTCCCGGGAAGAAACCGTATGGCGTAAAGCCAACCCCATCCCCAGACCTTCCGCAAGATATTATACAGCAAGAAACGCAGAGGTTTGTGTCGGAAACACTTCAGGTGATTCAGCAGCAATCGGCAGCCGCTGGCGTGCAGGTCGATATGGGCATGGCAGTTCAGGAAATTCAGAATAGCTTTCCAGAACTTCAGAGGCGAGTCAAGAACGAACTTCGCAAAATCTCCTGGGAAAAATGTCAGGACATGGAAAAAGAGGTTGATGACCAACTAATTGAGGGTGAGTGGTACGACGCTCTCGATCGATGTGTTCCTGATATTATAGCACTTGGCACTGGTATAATGCTTGGTCCGTTTAAGAGAAAACGCAAGCTATTAGTGGCAAGTCAATCTGGCGCAGAAGTACAAGATAAACTGGTTAAGGGTTTTGAGCGGGTATCTCCATTTAATGTCTATCCACAGGCTGATTCTAGCGGACCAGACGATGGACATGTATTCGTTAAACTCCCTTATCGAAAACTTGATCTTCAGGATTTAATTGGGGCTCCAGGGTTCGACAATATCGAGGCTGTTCTCGCAGAAGCTGGTTCTGGTAAGTTACGCGAATGGACATTGATCGAAACCGAAAGGGCGATGCGGGAAAAGAAGTCTACGGAGAGCGTATACGATACTGACATAATTGATTGTCTGCTTTATATGGGTTCACTGTCTGGAGAAGAATTACGTGAGGCTGGTATTGAGATTCCCGAGAAAAAGAAATACTTTGACTTTCTCTGTAATGTTTGGTTTATTGGCAACCATGTAATCCGAGCTATGATCAACGAAGATCCATTCGGTAAACAACCAATATCGATCGCACACTTTGATGAAAACAACGATGGATGGTGGGGTAAGGGATTGCCGGAAACAATTGAATCGGACTCCCATGTTATCAATGCTTGCGCCCGTGCGACAGTCAATAACGTAGCGATGGGATCTGGCCCCCAGGTCGAAATCAATGCAGATCGCCTTAAGGGTGGCGATAAGGGCGATACCCGACTCATGCCATGGAAAAGGTGGATCACTAATTCCAAGGGTATGCAAACGGGTCCAGCAATTACATTCTGGCAGCCTGCCATGCACGCGCAAGAAATATTATATGTGTTGAATGATTTTAAAAAGGGTGCAGACGAGAGATGTGGGATCCCCGGATTTGCCCATGGAGATCCACAGGTTGGGGGCGGAGGCAACACGGCATCAGGGCTTAGTATGTTGATGAGCCAGGCCGCCCGGGGCATCCGCGGAATCATCAAAAACATTGACAAGAACATGATTTCACGTTCGGTTGGATTTGTTTATAACGAGCTTGCACTGGATCCTAAATACCAAGAGTTTATTGGAGACGTTCAACTCATCGCCATGGGATCTCAAATCCTTGTCGAAAAGGAACAGCGAGCCGTTAGAATGCTTGAACTTCTCAACGCCACAAACAACCCGAACGACCTTGCCCTGATGGGTGCAGAAGGTCGGGGTTACTTACTTGGTGAGGTGGCGCGCACGTATGAGATTGATCCGGAGAGGGCGTTACCGATGCTCGAACTTTTTAAAGGAAAACCTATAGGTCAGCCCGTACCGGAACAAGCTGGTACCCCAACTCCTGGACCAGGTGCTGGTGGACGTGGTACTCCGCCATTAGCTCGTAGAAATTTAGATGTAGCAGGAAATGAAGTACAGGGCCAGGAGTCTCAACTTTTCGGAGGCCGCGGAGGTCCATCGGAATTACCTAAATAATTTTTAAGGGGAGGATGCATGGGTAGAAATAAGGAAAAAAGAAGAGAATGGGTATTACAATATAATTTAAAGAACAAAGAACACCGCAAGGAATACAACAAAGAATACAGTATAAAATATAGGCAAGAACATAAGGAGCGTATCGCAGCGCAGCATAAATTATACTACGAGAAGAATAAAGAGCAAATCCTAGCATCCGAAAAAAAGAGTAGACAAAAGAACATAGAACACTACAGGGAATTTCGAAGGCAATATCATCAAAAGAACAAGGCAAGGCGAAACCTAAATATAAAGAAATGTAACCTTAAGAGAAAATATAATCTTACCCCTGAAGAAGTGGATGCAATGCTGTCTGGGCAAAGCTTCTCATGTTTAATTTGTCATGGAGATTTACGGATACTCAAGAGACATATCGATCATAATCACAAAACGGGAAAAGTCAGGGGAATTCTTTGCAGTAATTGTAATAAGGGCATTGGAATGTTGGGCGAAAATACTGAAACCCTGTCTAGGGCAATTAGTTATTTACAACGGGAGGATAAAATATGATCTCTTTGACCCCAGACTTATTAAGATTAATAATGTCGGTTCGTAACGTAGTCGACCACGGCCTTTGGATTGCCTTTACAAGGGAATTTAAATCCATGAGCGATAAAATGATGGGTGAGGCACTCCACTTTGTCCCTGACCCGTCAGACTTTAATGCACAAACGAGACAGGACGTGCTTCGGGGTGCTTCGATAGCCACTGACATTTTTTCTCACGCCTTAATCAATCCCGAAGAGTGTGTCGAACAGCTTGTAAACATTACCAAAGTGGAGAATTCAGCAGTAGAGCAAATGCACTATTAATCCACGATTATCCCCGTATTACGTTAAGGATAAGGTCATTCATCATAAGACGTTAATCGCTATGATGATTTTAAACGGAATACCGCAGTAGGAGGCTCCAATGGATTCATTACTACCTACAGACATTCAGGCAGTAATCGAGCAAACGCAGAAGATTGAGGATGAGTTATTTAAGAAACCAGGTACACCCCCACCGGCTGACGCTCCGCCTAAACCGGAAGACGTTCCGCCAAAAGTAGATGAACCACCTGTTCCACCGCCAGCGGTAGAACCCCCTCCAATAACGGATGAACCACCTCCGCCCGAAGACTTCAAACATAAATATGAGGTTCTTCAGGGTAAGTATAACAAGGAGATAAAAGAGGGGAAGGATAAGGTCAGGGAAACCTCAGATAGGCTTCTTTTCCTAGAGGATGAGAGGTCAAAACTTTTGGGGCAACTCGTAGATCTTACCGGTAAGGTGACCAAGGGGAAAGATGGCGAACCAGTTGACACTCCCTCGTCTGTAGATCTCGAAAGTCTTCCTGAAACGCAGTACATTAAGGCTGAATTTCCAGATGTCTGGAAAGCCATGAAAGTGGTGATTGCACATTCCGCAAAGGATACCCAGAAAAAGCTCGATGATGTTGAAAAGAAAATCGAGAGCTCAGTTAAGGTATCTGACACCACCTCGTGGAACACATTCAATCAATACCTCGATACTAACGTAGAAGGGTGGCGAGAAGTTAATGTAGACCCCGAGTTCAAGGAATGGCTTAAGGTTCCAGAAAAATATTCAGGCATCACCAAGCTCGAACTAATCAACCGCGATATCTCAAGTCGTGATGGTACCTCGGTTGCTAAGTACTTTAAGGATTTTGCAACAGAAAAAGCGGTTAAGGTTGAACCTCCTGTAACGGATGGAGCAACTCCACCGCCAGCAGCGCTCCCACAGGGAGGCTTGCCGAAATCTAAACCTGGTAGCCCGCCCCCAAAAAGGCCCGCTACTCCAGAAAATCTAACAACGGAACATATAACCGATTTTTACCAGAAACTTCAACGAGGCTATTTTATAGGGAGGGAAACCGAGGCAGCTGCCGAGGAAAAACGTATAGAAAAAGCGGTAATGGAGGGAAGGGTAGAATAAGGTAGTTCCGAATTTAAGGAGGAACTACAAATGACTTATCCTTATGCCAGTGGCCACCCGGACTACAGTTCGACTGGCTCAAGCAAGTTTATCCCTTAATAAGCTGGGGGATAGTATTTCCAGTCAATGCAGCTATGGGCTGGGAAAACAATCGTTAGATATCATTTGACGATTTTAAACCAATTCTAAAAAACTGGAAAGCAATTGCTAACCAGATTGAAGTGTCGAGAAAGAGAGGAAACAGGCAATGCCAAAGCTCTCTGACAAATATATAGCTGGTTTTTTAGACGCGGATGGCAGTATTAGCCTTGGGTTTTATGGAAACAATAGAACCCCGCAGCTAAAAGTTGGCTTTAGCCAGCGAACAGACAGGGATGAAGTCCTATATAGAATTCAAGAAGTAACGGGCGGAACTATAGATAATGTTCAAATTAAGGGTGGTTCTTACACCAGGTTAAACATTTTCGCAAAGGTTGCTGTCCATGGGTTACTGAACAGAATTCTAAAATATCTAGTCATCAAGCGTCATTACGCTGGGGTTGCATTAGAGATATCAAAGCAAAAGGCTTTTGATGTCGAAGCAACGAAATTTTTGTTAAAACAGCAACGACGAATTAAATCACTTCCAATTCCAAACTTTCCATCACGGAAGTGGATGGCTGGATATATAGATGGTGATGGATGTTTTTCCACCACAAAGATTCGCCAAGATGGTGCGGTATCTATCTATTTTAAACTGTGTTCATCAGATTATGATAGTGAGGGTATCGAGTTAATCCAAAAGGCATTTGGTGGAAATATCTATCCTGCGCGGAGTTGTAAGAATCCAGTTATTCAATATACCTTACTGCTTCCCCCATCTAAGGCGATACAGTTTATTGCTCACTTTGGAAAATACTGTATCATTAAGAAAAAACAGACAGATTTCATCCTAGAGTGCGCTCGAATCGGACATTACCGAAATGGTAAATGGATTAAAGAGCATTTATCTGCACTCAAAGGCACACAAGCACAGACTGAACGAATTGGCGATCACAATGTGATCGATGCGACAGTCGAATCAAGTAATGAAAATTGCTTGACGGAAATGGTATAACTCAACAGTTTTAACAAGTATCACCAACCGGGATTAATAACATAGTCCCATATCTCAGTAATGAGATATTAAAAACCCGGAGAATTGCTGGAAGCCTGAAACGGTAATCAGCAGCCGAGCCCATCGATAGGTGGGAAGGTTCAGAGACTAACCGACAATCGCTAAAGATTGTTGGACACGAGCACCGGGCACCCTTCTTGGGTGATGATATAGTCCGGCCTTGCGAGAACTTACAATCGCAAGAAGTTAAGGATAAAGAGCCTTAACGATAACAAAGCGTATGAAGGTGAGATAAAAAAGCAGGGTGACACCGTTATCCTAAGATCCGTAGCCGACGTGTCGGTTGAGGATCACAACATCGGTGATACCTTCAGTTACGAAAGACCCACCTCTACACCGGTCACCATGCTTATCGACAAAGGTAAGAGATGGAAGATCGCCCTTGATGATGTTGTCAAGGTCCAGTCTGATATTCCTCTTTTAAATAAGTGGACAGACGATGCTGCTATGCAGATGAAGATTTCGATCGAGAGGAGTTATTTCACCTCTTCCGAAATTACTGCTGGTATGCACGCTTCAAACGCTGGCCTAACGGCTGGTGTCGCTTCTGCAAGTTTTAACATCGGAACCACAGGCGCTCCCGTTCAGATTACGGCTGCTAACGTTCTTGATTATATCGTTGATTGCGGTACGATCTTGGATGAGCAGAATGTTCCCGAGCAGGGCCGGTGGATGGTCATCCCCGTTTGGATGGCTGGGCTTATCAAAAAGTCAGATTTAAAAGATGCCTCACTAACCAATGATGACAAGTCGATTTTGAGAACTGGCAGAATTGGTGGGATCGATCGCTTCGTGCTTTATTCCAGCAACCTCCTGAGTTCTTCTGGAACATCTTGGTACAGGGTGCCCTTCGGCGTGAATGCCGCGGTGACCTTTGCTACACAGATTGTTCATACGGAGAGCATGAGGAATCCGTTTGCGTTTGAGGATCTCGTAAGGGGTCTTCAGGTTTACGGGTACAAGGTTGTGAAGCCCGAGGGTTATGGGCACATGGTGTGCTATAAATAATTAACAGGGTGTTCATTAAAACGCTACAACATATTTTTAATGAACACCCCACTTTATTATACATGGAGGTTTTAACATGACTCTTCAAGATTTTGCACCGGGAAGTCTTTCTCTACCTATGGATGGTAGTAGAAAGCATTTTATCATCAAAAATACTATCGATTGTTACCGTTCGGTGGCAAATGGTGGTTTTGGAACATGGACAAGTGGAGACACCGCTCGCCTTTTGGAACTCAAAGAAGGGTGGGAGGTCAGAAACGTTTGGATTCGAGTTGTTCAGCTTGGTACATTAGCCGCCGCCCTCGATAAGATCGGGGATTCCGTTACGAATGATACATGCTATATGGCCGGAGACTGCAAGATTGGCAGTGCAGGTACCATTGGCATGGTGTATCGTGGCTTAGTGACTGATACTAATCAGGCATTGGGTGGGTATACCATGTTGGAAGATGGCTACCTTCTCGGTACGCTAAAGACGGCTAACTTCGACGGTATCTTTGAGATCGCCGCAGAAGTGGTTGATGTGTTCGGTGGTAATACGATTATTGCTGGAACATAAGTCCTTAACTCCGGGGACGTGGGAATAGACCCTATCCCCGGAATTTTATCACAAGAGGTGGTCTATGGCTTTAAGAGAAGCGGTAAGGTTCGGGAAGGCAATGCTTACTGGAGTTCGTCATGGTATAAATTTTGCCAGTGACGAAATGGTTCTTCTCGAAGATGGCAAGGGTGATGCCCTTTTGGCTACCGGTACGACCGTTCCTTCGAACACGGCGGATGGGTATGCAAAAGGGTGTCTGTTTATTGACACAAACGTTGCGACTGGGACTAGTGGTTTATATTGCAATAAAGGAACCAAAGATTCCTGCGTATTCACGCTTGTCACTCAGGCTGCATAATAATTAATTTTGGGGATGGGCAACCCGTAAATTGCTTGATGAGGTCCATCATGGGCGCAAGAGAAAGATTAAGTGTGGGAGAAGCCAAATTTAAGGGAACTAGAACTTACGTTGGCTCAAATCTATATGTTGTTTATATGCGAGATGCTGCTGGTAATATTATGTATGCCACCACAGCTATTGCAGATCCTACGGCTGAGACTGGTGCCGGTTTTGCCAAGGGTGCCTTAATTGTTAAGACCGATGCTGTTACGGGAACTAAGGGCACTTACGAAAACCAGGGAGTTACCACAGCCGCAGTTATGAATAAAATTGGTGATGTTACCTCTGCTGAAATCGGAGCTGCCGCAGTTACGTCTGCCTCTTTATCTGCAAATTCAATTATTGCCGCTAAGGTAAAGGCCGCCGCAGTCACTTCGGCGGGATTATCTGCTAATTCGGTGATTGCCACTAAGGTAAAAGCCAGCGCAGTTACTTCTGCTGGTCTCTCAGCCCTGAGCGTTACGGCTGGGAAAATTAAGGGTGCCTTTACTTCAGCAAATCTATCAGCCAATTCAGTGATTGCTGGGAAAATTAAGGCAAATGCAGTTACATCTGCAACCTTATCTGCAAATAGCGTAACGGCTGGAAAGATTAAAGATGCCGTGACATCTGCAAACTTATCAGCCAATTCAGTTATCGCCTCTAAAATCAAAGCTAGTGCCGTTACATCTGCTGGGTTATCTGCACTCAGCGTCACTGCGGGGAAAATTAAAAGTGCCCTAACCTCAGCTAACTTATCGGCAAGTTCAGTTATCTCAAGTAAAATTAAAGCAAGTGCCGTAACTTCTGCTGGTCTATCAGCCAATTCGATAATTGCAGCTAAGGTTAAGGCGAGTGCGGTAACTTCAGCCGGTTTATCGGCAAATTCTATCATTGCCGGTAAAGTTAAAGCGGCTGCTGTTACGTCAGCCGGATTATCAGCCAATTCAGTAATCGCTTCAAAAATTAAAGCGGCTGCCGTTACATCAGCGGGGCTGTCCGCAAACTCTGTTGTCGCGAGTACAATAAAGGCAGTTGCCGTAACCTCCGCTGGGCTTTCAGCAAATTCAGTTGTATCTGGAAAGATTAAGGCTGCAAACCTTACGTCGGCTGGATTGTCAGCATCTTCTGTTGTTACAGCAAAAATTAAAGATGGTAATGTAACATCTGCAAAAAGGGCTGTTTTAACAAAAACAACCGAGGCAACCGATGCTAGCATTACGGTTTCAGCCGCTACACTACTTGAGGGATATTTAGTTAAGACAGGTTTAACCGGACCACAAAATGTTACTACGGATACCGGTGCAAATATACAGGCCGCCTTCAACGCAACCGTTGGAGCCTATTTTGATTGGGTATTCGCTAATAATAGTGGTCAAACGGCAACTTTAATTGGTGGCGTCAACGTGACACTACTTGGTAATGGGGCCATACCCAATACCGATAATATGCTTGTTCGTTTCATTAATACTGGTGCCGATACTTTAGATGCGGTTATTATGAGCAATTAACAATTGGGCGGGGTTTAATGCCCCGCCTTTTTGTTAGGGAGGGGAAAATATGCATTCGATTAATCTTAAGGCAGTGCCAGAGGATTATGCTTACTGTCCACAGGAAATTGTAGACGGAATTAACGTTTTACCACCAGGAATCGTGGGTATTGCTACGGCTTTTCTGGGTCGATATAGGGAGTTTGATGTTTGTTTAGACGATGCCTGGTTTCCGCCTGAATCTGAAATGTTATGGTGTATGGGTATTGATCCATGTCACCACTTTAATCAGATGGTGGAAAAAATGTATTCCGATAATAAGTTTCAATGGGTATGGATTCTAGGTGATGACCATACATTTCCTGCCGATTTATGGTGGAACTTATATCAGAGAAATGTTGATATAGTAGTTCCCCTCTGCCTTAAGAAAGATAGACCGCCAAGACCCCTACTTGAACATGGTGATTATAATTTATCATATTGGGATTGGATCAAGGGAAGAAGTGGATTAATGCCATGGGATGGAACCGTTGGTAATGCAGGCATGTTGATACGTAGATCTGTGTTTGATGAAATGGAAGCACCATGGTTTAGGGCTGGAGTTCATGATCCCGGACATTCTTCGTCTGATTTGAATTTTTGCCGTTGTATACAGCGACTTGGTTTTATAGTTAACGTTGATCTCGATAACCCCATTGGTCATTTACAACATTACGCGGTGTGGCCTAAGCGCGATGAAGATGGGGTATGGAAAACGATATGGGTATAACATATATTGTAAATTGTAAGAAATGTGGAACATCTTACATAAGTATGAAAAGGCCAAACCGAAAATGTTTTATGTGTCGTTCCATGGTTAAGATGGGACGGTGTAAAATATCTACACTTAGGGTACCTTAGGAGGATGTAATGAAGGATATTAAAATAATCGACAACTTAACATTGAGTGCGGTTAACTGGACACCAATTGCATTTGGCGGGAAAGCGATCCATGAACTTACCTTACAGCTTCGCACTGCCGCAGACTTTTATCTTGCGTGGCCCGCAGATGTTACGAAGTTTATAACCGTTAAAAGCGGAACAAAATTCACTATGGATTTTGAGGGAAGGAATTTCGTTACAGTATCCCTCGGTGATGATCTTGTGACAAATGGAGTTTTTGCAGACGATACCGGATGGACGGCAGATCTTGCTGACTGGACATGGAATGCTGGTACGACAGATTGGGATAAGGATGCCGATGGTGTAACAACTCTGTCCCAGGACATTGTTGTGGTTGCCGGTAAGTGTTACAAGCTCACCTATGATGTGACCGCCTTGGCCGTAGCCGGAGTCACTCCATCTTTTGGGGGCACAAGTGGTACAAATCGGGCAGCTACGGGATCTTTTGTTGATTATATAGTCGCTGCCAATGCTACTGGGGACTTAATTTTTATCCCGAGCGCAGATGCATCACGGTTTAGCCTTGATACTGTTACTTTAAGAGAAGTAACGAACTACGCAAACGCGATGCCGAACATGCTTCTGGTACTTGCAGCCGCAGCTACACCAGTCCTTGAAATTTTCTCTACATAAGGAAATCTGAGTGGCCGACAAATACCTAGAACTCATTGATGGTGTCATCACCGAACGGGAAGTCATTACCAAAAGTCTTGGATATGACGATGCTGGTAAGATACCCGGTCTTGGAGATGATGGGCGTTTAGATATATTCATGATGTCGAAGGATGTGGTGACCACGCTTAATCCTGCGGATCATGGGTTTTTGCTTGGGCTCGCGGATGATGATCATACTCAATACCTTTTGGCAGATGGAACTAGGGCGGCCAATGAAATAAGACTTACACCAAAGGCATCTTCATCTGGACCGGAGGGAACCATTTTTTATGATAGTGACGACGACCACGTTTGGGTCGGAACAGAATAGGGAGGATATATGCGTTTGACGATTTGGTTAAAGGGAAACAAGACAACACTTTACATAGGTGGAGATCCGGAAAAGAATCAGGCACCGGTTGTTACGGCGGAGTTGACAGATCCGCAGATTTTGATCGAGCCTGACCGATACAGAATAGACATAAAGGAGACGAAGTGAAGGAAAGTTTATATGAGACCATCCTGGCTTATACTGCGGGTATCTTGGATGGAGAAGGAAGTATTATGCTCCCTCGTCTGCATAAAAAAATTACATATCTGAGAGTTGCCATTTCCAATACGGATTTCAATTTAATAAAATTTTTATTAAACAATTTTGGTGGAAGTTTTGTAGAATATCATCACAAGAATCCTAATTGGAAAAGACAATACTGCTGGGTTGTAGCTTCTAAGCAGGCATTGAATTTTTTATCGTCGATTAGACCTTATTTGATTTTAAAAAGCCAGCAAGCCGATATAGCTATTGAATTTCAACTTAGAAAGAGATCCAGAGGACAATACCAGACTAAAGAAGAGAAATTATTGGACGCTACAGATGTTGGCATGATGCATAAGTTAAACAAAAGAGGAAAAATAGTAACCATTTAAGAGAAGGAGACGAAAATGGCAGTAACCTGGAAAAAATTAGCGTATGAAGATGATGTTATAACTAAGGCACTCCTAACCACAAAGGGAGACATTATCTATGCTAGTGCAGCTAGCACTCCGGAAAGGCTGGGAATTGGAACTGATACACAACTTCTCAATGTTGCTACTGATGTTCCTGCTTGGATTAACATTCCGGCTCCCATAGCCCATACTTTAAATAGTCATACCGCGGCGGATGGAACTGTTGATTTTAATCTCCAGCAGGCGGGAGATTTAGTGTTTAAAACGGTAGCTAACGTCGCCGCCCTGCCTATAGCTGATATTGCGTTGGGTCAACCTTGTTGGGCAACCGGAGAATTGTCATTGCATATTTGTACTTCAATTGCATAATTTGGGTTAGATAATGAAAGATATTTCACCGCAAACATGGGAAACCATGGCGGGGTTTAGTAATGCTATTACGGAAATGATTGATCACATTGATTTAACCCCGCCAGAGGTTATAACTGTGTTGGAAATGATTTCTGGTAGATTAAAACAATTATTAGAAGCGAAAAAGGCAGGGTAATTAATGGCGGTTGTTTGGAAACAGATAGCATATAAGGGCGAACTATTTCACTTATTTGAAGTAGATGTTGGTGGAGATTTAATGCCTAGTATAAGTATTATTTCCGATGAATATTTTGAATCGGATGGGAGTAATGATATTATGCCAAGAGAGACGGTGTTTCAATTAGATTCTCTCGGTGATTTAATGCCTGCATAGGAGATATAGATGGTTACACGGAATATAGTTCCACGAAATGATAACGAAGGTGGTATTGGAACCTCACTTAAAAAATGGGCAACGGGATTTATTAATATTTTGGGGGTAGATGTAGTAACGGTTACTTCCATAAACGGTTTAATAATCACTTCCACGGCGGGCACCCTGACCATCCCCAACCATGCCGATGCTAAGTTGATCACAAGTGGGAATTACTCTATCACCCTGACGGCGACAGAGGCAACAGGCGTGACCCTGCCCGCAAGCGGGACTCTCTATGGAACCCTTGCGGGATCAATCACCTCGGCGCAATTGCTTGGCTCCTTGTCGGACGAAACAGGTTCGGGTCTGGCAGTATTCAACAATGCCCCGACCATTGTCTCCCCCGTCATACTAAACCTCAACCCCGCCGCAGACTTTACCCTTACTCAGAATGGAGTGGCCGCCCTGACAAGCGTCAATGCTGGGGCGGTTGTGAATACGTTTTATTTGAAGGCAGGCAACGTCGGCATCGGGACGGTAACACCTAATTATAAAGGACATATTTGGGGAGGGGCTCTTGGTGTCCAAGACCCTACCACTCTTGGGAGTGAATCTCTCAATGAAACCGCCTTTGCTACTCATGCCAAATGGGATGTGACAGGAGATTTTGTCGATACTGGCGGAAATGCTGTTTATACCCATGCAACAGGTGTTGGAACTCTTACTCAAACTTCAGCTAATCTTGCCATTACCGTTCGGGCTAACCGTTGGTATAAATTCGTTTATCCTGTCTCCTCAGTTACCGCTGGTTGCACGGCAGTCCTTACAACTGGGGTGGCAGCCACACAGCAGACCCTTACGATAACGGCTGGTACACAGACCCTTTACTTCCTCAGTGCATCCTCACCTGGGAATTTTGTTATCTCCGTAACCTCCACGGCAGGAGGATTCACGCTAGATGATTTGAGTTTGATGGAGGTGCAGGGAGGAGATATTCATGTTGGAGGAAAGATTTATCTGGG